TCCGGTACCCATGGCGGTCGAGATTCTTCTCGGTGCTATTAACTGGGGGCAGTACCGCTGATATGGAAAGGCCACTGCGTGCGGGAGACTTGCGTGAGTCGATCATCATCGAGCAGCCGGACGAGGTAACGAACGACTACGGAGAGACAACAGCGTCGTGGTCGATCAAGGCACGCCGCCGGGCTGCGGTCCGGGGGCTTCGAGTCGACGAACTCATGTCGGCGCAAGGGCCGTACACAGTCGCCACGCACGAAGTCGAGTTTCGGTATGTCGCTGGCCTGACGAACGCGATGCGACTGATTTGGACGAGTCGCAGCCCGATCAGGACGCTCGACATCGTCTCTGTGACTGAAGTGAACAACCGCGAATATCACAGGCTGGTCGTCAAGGAGCAGGTGGGATGACGAGATCGATCGTCCTTGAGGGAAGCACCCAAGTCATCGACTCCCTTCGCGGACTCGTCGAGTCTTTGGACGTCCCCTCTGCGATCGAAGACGGGGCTTCATGGTTTGCAGAAAAAGTGCGAGAGAAGACGCCCCCCGGGTACTCCGGGAAACTTCCCGAGTCCGTGCTGTACGAGGTCGACGACAACGGCGCATACGTAGGCTTCGACGCAAGCGTCGAGACGGCGGGAATTGCGGCCCTCGACAGCGTAACGAGACCAAGAACCCGCGGCAGAAGCGTTCTCAGTCGCCCTGCGAAAGAGTGGGTTCAAGCAGAGGAACTGGCGAGCGTGCTGGAGCAATCGTTCGACGACTATTCCTCCGGGGCGGTATCCGTAATCGAAGATGGCATCTCCAGAAAAATGGCTTAGAAGCCGAATCGACGGCGCAACAACGGCCGGCGTGCACCCGATTCTGGCGCCCCAGAACGCCCCTCTCCCGCTCGTCGTGTACAGACGAACCGGAACCCGGCGCGAACGCGACATGATCAAGGGCGTTGGGCGTCCTGTGGCGTCCTTTTTGGTGTCTCTTGTCTCCGAGACATACACAGAAGTTAAGGACATCGCAGATGCCGTTCGGCTTGCTGTCGACAACTTTACGGGCACCCATTCTGGCGTGACAATTGTAAATACATCGCTTGTTTCCGAATCGGACAACATGGAGCGTCCAAACGAGGGGCAGGCGAAGCCACTGTACAGGGTCGATCAGGTCTACGAGGTGCGGTTTCACGAAAGCGTCCAAGGAGGGGCGTGACCAATGGCCTACGAGTCGTCGCAGGGAATCAGTTTCGTCTTCTCGGGCTCGGAGTTTCTTCTCACGTCGATTTCCGTGAGCAAGGGCGCCGCCGAGGTCGACACGTCGGACCTCAAACTGCCCTACGGTTCGCAGCGGTCGTACCGCATCTCGCCGCTTCGCGACGGTGCGGAACTTCAGGTCGAGTTCTTCGGCTTGGCCCTTCCGCAGCAGACCGCAACCGGCGCGATTACGTGGTCGGTCGATGGCAGCGGCAGCAATGCGGCGTTCACGACGGGCCTCCCCACCGCCGCGTTGTGCACGTCGGCGTCAGTTCAGGCGGCTGCTGGTGAATTGATTCGTGGCTCCGCTACTTTCCGGCTGACCTCGACCTGACCGATGACGAGGATCACGTCGCAGGGCACGGTGGTGGTCTGGGCGGGAGTGGAACTGGAGGCGACCTCGGTCACCTACTCGGCGTCCGCCGGCGACGAGATCGACATCACGTCGCTCGCGTCGTCAGTGAGAACAGACCCAAGCAACTCGCTGCGGAAGTTTGTCACACGAGAGTACGACTCGTGCTTCGCCGGCGAGGCTGCCGAACTGAGCGTGGAGTTTTTCGCGGCAGCCGGAGCGAATCTCGCAGACCTTGTCGGACACAAGAGGGGACTGTCCGTATCGATGCCGAACAGCGAGACAGGCGCATCGGTAACGACCATAACGAATCAGCCGTCGAGCCCAGCAAACGCATTCGCATGGTCCCGCGACGCGATACTCGCGAACCTGCAAATCACAGCGACCACCGGTGAGTATGTCAGGGGGACAGCGACGTTTCGGATGACGGGGTAGATAGGCAGAGTTTCGTGGCACTGAGCAAGGCGGCCATTCTGGCCGCGGACGATAAGAAGTCGATCGAGATCGACGTCCCTGAGTGGGGCGGCTCGGTTCGTCTTCGCGTGATGACCGGGAGCGAGCGGGACAAGTTCGAGGCCGACTTCGTCGATGGCAAGAAGAGCGTCGAGATGGTTCGCGCCAAACTCGTCGCCAAGTGTCTCGTCGACGAGCACGGCGAGCGGCTCTTCGCCGAGACGGAGATTCCGAGCCTCAGTGATAAGTCGGCGAGCGTGCTCGACCGGCTCTTCACCGAGTGCATGCGGCTGAACCGCTTCTCGAAGGGCGACGTCGAGGAACTGGCGGGAAACTCCTAGACCGCCCGCGACGCCTGTTCGAGTTCCGTCTCGCGCTCGCGTTGGGGCGGTCGCATGCCGAACTTCTTGAGTCGGTCGATGCGGCCGAACTCGCAGAATGGGAGGCATACTGGACAATAGAACCATGGGGAGATGAGTGGCGGCAGGCCGCTCGTCTCGCCACGGCTCTGTGCACGGCATGGGGCGCGAAGGGTCTCAAAGAGGAGACGCTCATGCCAAGCCACCGCAAGCGTCGCCAGACTGCTTCTGAGATGTTTTCCGAACTCGCCCGACTCGGAGGCGAGAAGAAGTGACCATCGGAAGCATTCGCGTTGCTTTTGAGTCTGACCTTGACGACCTCCAGACAGGCGTCGAGGAGTCGATCGAACTCATCGAGTCGCTCAAGGACGCCGTCGACGAAGTCAGCGAGGCCGTCGAGCAGATCGAGAAGAGCCGCGTCGAGGTGAAGACGGCCGTTGACAAGTCCGAGTTCGACGCCGTCAGTAAAGAAATCGAAGACTCTTCCGCGACTATGGCCGTAAAGACGGTCATTGATCAGTCTCCGGTGGATCAAGCGAAGGACGATATCGAAAACCGCCCTGCCGCGAGACTGGAGATCAAGATCGACATTCTCGCGGTCGAGAAGATTCTTGACGTAATTAACGGGTTTGTGGACAAGGTTAAGGAATCCATCGAGGCGATAGGGTCAAATCTGCTGTCCGAGGTCGGCAAGTCGATATTCAAGTTCCTCGGCCCGATCGGTGCAGCCTTCAAGGTGACCGGGGTTCTGACCGGATCATACGAGCAGCAACTGCACCAAGCCGCAGACGCCACCGAGAACTTAGTGAATCTCTCCGAGAGGTTCGGCGTTACGTACAACGCAATGGAACGCATTGCTGCGTCCGCCGAGGCGGCCGGCGTGTCGATGTCAATGCTCGCCAAGGCACAGACCACGCTGTTGCAGAATGCGTCAAAGGTCAAGATCGGTCAGGTAGACAGCGAGAACGCCAGAGAGGCGCAAATCTCGTTCAATCGACTCGGCATTTCGCTGGATCAACTCAGGACTCTCAGCCCCGACCAGACGCTCGAACTCGTGGCAAGCCGCATCACAGCCGTCGAGAACGCGAGCGACCGGGCGGCCATCGCGTTTGATCTTTTCGGCAAGACAGGCGCCGCAATTCTTCCGGCCCTCAAGGGCATTGAACAGGCCCGGAAGGATATGGAGAGGTTTGGGGCCGAAACGAGCAAGATCAACCTCAAGCGGCTCGAAGGCCTCGACGAATCATTCGACCGGCTCTCGATGGCATCGAAAGCCCTGTCCGGGACGATGCTATCACCGCTCGTTCCAATTCAGACCGGCTGGAACAATCTTCTCGCCGACATCAAGGGCGGATTCAACAAACTCCTGACGCCACTCTCAACGGGGCTTGCTTCGGCACTAACCGGCTGGCAAGTGTTCTTCGAGGTGATCGGCAGAGGAGTAAACATTGTGCTGCGTCTCGCCGGCGCTGCTGCGGAGGTTGCCGTTGCGTTTTCCAATGCGCCTGTGCTTGCCGTCGGCTGGCAGGCGCTTTCGAGTGCGATTATGGACGTGTACGCGCTCGTTGAGCGACTCGTCGTCGTCGTTGAGGCGGTTGCTTCCTCTATTTCGTCGTCCCTGACTCCGGCAGCCGAGAACTTCAAGAAGTTTGTCGACATTTCCGCTCCGGCCGGTTCTGTTGCGGACTGGGGAAAAAAACTACTCGTCGCGGCAGGGTACCTCGGCACCGTCATTGTTTCGCTCGGCGTCGGGCAAGCAGCCGTCACGGCCTTCGGAGGGGCGTCGGCACTCAGTTCCGCGAAGGTCGTCGCCGGCAACCTGCTAGCAAGCCTCTCGTTTTCCGGCCTTATGAAGTCGGCCATTGCGGCCTTTCAGTTCGTGACCGTCGGCGCGACCGGCATGGCCGCCAAGTATGTGTCCCAGATGATTCTCATGGGAACATCAACGCTTGCGTCTTTCATTGCGCCGTTCCTCGCAGGCGTTGCCTCGTTCGTGACCGGCAGTGCTGTCATGGCAACGTCCGCGACAGTCACGGGCTACGCGATGGCTGCCGCGTGGATCATCGGAACTCTCGGAATTGCCGCAATCATTGTCGCAATTATCGCGGTCATACAGAACTTTGACACGCTCTATGACTACTTCGCTAACTTCAGCGAGAACGCCGAGCGGCTGTTCACGCTCGACGGTCTCGCCGAGGCAGCCAAGGCAGTGGCAAAAGCGATTCTTGACGCTTTCGTTGGTGTCGTGAAGAGCATCGGCGGCATTGTCGGCAATATCATCAAGGCGATCATCGGCGGTCTCACCGGGATCAAGACTCCTGAGTCAGTAAACGCCGCGAAGGCCGACGCCGAGGAGATTGCCGCCGCCAGAAAGCGAGAGCAGGAGGCGGCACTTGCTAGAGAGAGGGAGATCGCCAAGGTGGCGGCCGATATGTCCGGCTTTGGTGTCGCCTCGGCCGGTCTCGGCGCTCTCGGCGATCTGACCGGAATTGAGGAGATATCCGCGGCAGCCGACACGCTGAAGGGTGCATACGACGCGATCGCAGAGGGCCCGGCAGAGGTCGCCGACGAAACAGACAAGGTGATCGAGGTCGTGAACTCTGCGAGAGACTCGCTCAACTCAGCCGTCGTTGATGCTGCTAGGTTCGGCGACGCCGGCAAGGAAGCGGCGATCGAGGCGAGCGATGAGTTCAAGAAATTGCAGCAGCGGTTTGCCGAGAACAAACTCAGTCCGGAGCAGTTCGAGGCGGAGGCCAAGAGAATCCGTGATGCGCTTGAGCAGAACATCGGCAACCTCGACGTCCTGACGGACAGCGACATATTCGATTTCTCCAAGAAGGTCGCAGACGCAGGAAAAGAAGCCAGAGCAGAGATCGCCAAGATCGGCCGCGGACAAGACCTCGGCAGCACGTTTTCGACAGACCGTTTCTTTCCGACGTCGGACGCAATCAAAGAGGCGGGCAGTAAGTTTCAGAAGGATTTCGAGGAGCGAAACAAGGAGATCGCCAAGAAACTCGCATCCGGCGAGTTTGGCGACGGGCAGGCCGCCAAGGATGCAGCGGCGGATGCGTTCGCTGCCAGCAAAGAGCAATTCGATCGAGACCTCGGCAAGATCAATGCCGACGTTTCGTTCGCGTCCGATATCCGCAAGGCCCTCGAAGACGCGTTCCTCACTCCTGCCGATATGTTCGAGAAGCGACTGAAGGAGATCGCCGAGAACAAGTCGCTGACTGACATCGAGAAGAAGCAGGCGGCCGCCATGGAGGGCCGCAAGTTTGTCGAGTCGCAGTTTGGAAAGACCGCCGGAGAGAGCCTGCGGGAAAAGTCTCAAGCCATCGACGTAGCGGCGGCGGCTGGAGCCTTCGAGCCCGGACGAGAAGCCGTCGAGCGACGCAAACTTGCGATGGAGAAAAAGCAAGCCGCAGGGCTGGACGCGACTGCCGGCGAGCAGGTGCAGTCCGGCGTCGACAAGATCAACGACGCCTTCGGTGTGACCGGCAAGACGATGGCCGAGATACAGGCCACGCTGTCGCCGAAGGAGTTCGAGGAGTATCAGAAAGCCATCAAGAACAACGCCGACAAGGTGAAGGAGAGCCTCGGCGTCGAGAAGACCGGGGCGCAGAAACTGGCCGAGTCTCGCGAGAAACTCGATCAGGCGTTCCAAGACGGCGTCATCACCGCAGACGAGCGAGACAAGGCGCTGAAGAAACAGAAGGACTCACTGCTGTCGTCGCTTGGAATCAGCAAGTCGCCGGCCGAAGACTTCCAAGATGCCGTGGAACGCATCAGGGAGAACGCTTCCGCGTTGTCGCCTGACGAGATTGCGAAGGGCCTGAAGGAGGCCAAGGACAAACTGTTGTCCGCTCTCGGCATCGACAAGTCGCCAGCGCAAGCAGCGGCCGAGTCGCTGCAAAAACTCAACGAGGCATTCGCGAAGGGCCAGATTTCGCAGGAGGAGTTCGCGAAAGGCGCCCAGAAGGCCCGCGACACGCTCCTCCAGAGCCTTGGCATTCCGCTGGACCCCGTCAACGCACTCCGCGACCGCATGAACGACCTCCGCGAGGCTTTCTCTCGGGGTCTGATCACTCAAGAGCAGTTCGCGAAGGGGCAGGAAGAGGCTCGGCGATCGATGCTGCCCGGCGGCGAGGCAAAGAGCCCTGTCGCTCAGTTCCGCGAAGACCTCGACGCCGTGAGCCGCGCAGTGTCCGAGGGGCTCATCAGCGAGGAGGAGGGAG